ACAAATGGTTCGTGCAGTTGGTCAAGATACCTTCCAACCCAAGATCGGATTCAAGACTCGCTACGGTCTAGTTGCAAATCCATTTGCAAGAGGTCGTGATACATGGGCAGCACCAACTGGTGATGGTCTTGAAACAAATAGCAACGCATATTACCGTCTATTCGCAGTTAGAAATCTTCACGGTAACACTGGATTCTGATAAGTAGTTCAGATAATCCAAAATAAATCTGGGAAACTCACGAAGAAATTCGTGAGTTTTCTTTTATAAATAATAGTATGCCTACGAACAATCCTCAACAAGTCATTAGTGATATACCAAGTTATATTCTCAGTGAATTGCCTGGAGATTTTTTAAATCAGAATAATTTTGAACCAGCGACAAATAATAAATTAACTGGTAATAGATTTCAATTTATTTTAACACGTTGCCCAACTGTGACATATTTTTGTCAAAGAGCAAATATTCCTTCTGTTTCATTTGGAACTTCAAATCAATCAAATGCAACTGGAGTAGTATTGAAAAGACCAGGAACTTCATATGTTTATGAAGACTTGCAAGTTGGATTTGCTGTTGATGAAAATATGAAAAATTGGTTGGAGTTATATGATTGGATGTTAGATATTGGTGTAAATTACAAAAGAGAGAATGAAAGATATGCAGAAAAACAAAAAACTGCTACTGGATATCTTTTAGTATTAAATAGTAAATACTCACCAATAATAGCGTTTAAATTTAAAAATATGTATCCTACATACTTAGGTGGAATAGATTTTGATGTCTCTTTACAAGATGCTGAGACTAGTATAGCAACTGCAACTTTCTCATATTCTCATTACGAGTACGAAATATTTGCAAATAATACAGTACCAAGTTGTGTCTAATAAAAGGAATTTTATATTATGAAATTAAGTGATATTGCTAAAATTAAAATAAATGCAGAAATGGATACTGCAATTGATGCTAATCATCTTGATGATGAAGCATCAAAACTTCCACAACTTCATAACAAGTATTTGTGTATGTTGATGGATGAAAAAGTATATCTTGAAACTCTTGAATCTAAGATGAATATCTTAAATAGAGATAAATGGTTATACTATTCTGGCAAAATGTCAGAAGAAGAATTATCCAAAAAGGGATGGGAACCATTTGAACTCAACATACTCAAAAATGATCTTGATCGCTTTATCGATAGTGATGGTGATATTATCAATCTTAGAAATCAAATCTTCATTCAAAAAGAAAAAATAAATTATATCGAAAGTATTGCAAAGATTATATCAAATAAAATTTGGAATATTCGTTCTATGATCGAATGGATTAAATTCACACAGGGTGTATGATAAAGATTCGTAAAGTTGATTCTGTATATGTTGAGATTGAATGCGAAAAGTCTATCGCTAAAGAGTTATCATCTTTCTTTACTTTTCGTATTCCAAATTCTCAATATAATCCAGCATTTCGTAGAAAGAAATGGGATGGAAAGATTCGACTTTTCAATATTCTAACAAATAGAATATATGCTGGACTTATTCCATATATTTTATCGTTTGCATCTGATAATGGATATAAAGTTTCATATGATATAGATCTCAAGGAAGATATAAGTCAATTACAATTTCCTAAAGTCTATTCTAGAGGATCTGAGATTCAACCGCATGATTATCAGATTGAGTCTGTGAAACATGCTGTAGAAAATCGTAGGGCATTGCTAATATCACCAACTGGTAGTGGAAAGAGTCTTATCATTTATTTTATACTTCTTGAGTTGCTAAAAAGAACTCAAAAGAAAATATTAATCATTGTTCCAACTACTGGATTGGTTACACAATTAAAATCAGACTTTGAAGATTATGCAAATACGAAGAAAATATCAAACTATATTCATTTAATATATTCTGGACAAGAAAAAGAAACTGATGCTAGAGTTGTAATCACAACTTGGCAAAGTGTTTACAATCAACCAGAATCATTTTTTGATCAGTTTGAGTCTGTAATTGGAGATGAATCTCACTTATTTAAAGCAAAGTCATTAATTAAAATAATGACAAAACTTAAAAATTGCAATTACAGAATCGGCACAACTGGAACTTTAGATGGAACACAGGTCCATAAACTTGTGTTAGAAGGTCTATTTGGAACTGTTTATCAAGTAACGTCCACAAAAGAATTGATTGACAGAGAAGTTCTTGCTGATTTAAATATTGACTGTTTATTATTAAAATATCCACCATCTGCTGTTGAAGAAATAAAACGAGCAAAATATCAACAAGAAATAGAATGGTTGGTTCTAAATAATAAAAGAAATGATTTTATATGCAATCTTGCAAATAGTCTTTCTGGTAATGTTCTCGTTTTGTTCAATTTTGTTGACAAGCATGGAGTACCATTATTTCAAAAAATCTCAAAAGAGAATAAAAAGAATGCATATCTTATCTGCGGAACTACGGAAATTGATGAGAGAGAGCAGATAAGAAATATTGTCGATAGGTCTAACAATAGTGTTCTTGTTGCTTCATATGGAACGTGTAGTACTGGAATCAATATTAAGAATATTCATGCCATAATATTTGCATCACCTTCAAAATCAGTCATTCGTGTATTACAGTCTATTGGAAGAGGTCTTCGAAAGTCTGAAACCAAAGATAAAGTGACTGTGTATGATATTGGTGATGATCTAAGTTATGGTAAGTATAGAAATCATTCTCTTAGGCATCTGGATGAACGAACTAACATATATACTAATGAGCAGTTCAAATTCAAGAAGACCAGAATAAATTTAGGAGAATAAATGAATATTAAAATTTTCCGTCTAAGAAGTGGTGAAGAAATAATTTCTGAAATTCTTGAAGAAAAGAAAACTTCTTATAAGATTCAGAATCCTATGGTCTTCAAGACTAATATGATTCCTGGACCTATGGGTGGTGCATATGATATGACTGTTCTTAATGATTGGTTGGTAAACACCACAACAAAAACAACACCACTTCCAAAGAATCACATTGTAAATGTGTATGATGCAAATGAAGATGCATTAAAACTTTATAATTTACATCTAGATTCTGAAGACACACAAAAACTTGTAAATACTAAAGATGTTATTAAACCATCTTCAAAAGAAGATAAAGAAGCAGCAGATTTGTTTCAAGACTTTTTAGGTGCAATTCTAGACGATGTTGCAGAACAAATAGTCGATACTCCTATTGCTCCAGATCTAAATCTAGAAGATCCATTTGAATCTGAGTATTCTCCTAAGAAAAGAAAGAGAAAATCTAAAAGAAGAAAAGAAAATATTTCTCCAGAAATGGAAGAAGATGAAGCAGAGAGAAGTGGTATTTATATGTCTATGATGATTCCAGGTGAGACTATTATGAATCTTGTTACTGCTGGAATTTTGAATCCAAAGGATCTAGTTAAAATGATCAATGAAACCAAGAAAAGAAATCGTTTCACTGGTGATGAGAAGGATCGTAAAGACTTTGGAAATAAATACTCAGATTGGAATCCAGATCCTAAGTCAGATGATTATAACTAATCATAATGTTCTTATTAGAATCCTTCTTCTCATTCCCACACAGAAATTATACACTCACCATCAGAATCTTGTCAAGAGATAAATTATTTTATTCTGAAAAATTGTTAGTAGTTGCTTTTTAATAAAAATGTGATATACTAATTGATATGAAAGAAAAACCAACTAAAAATTTTAAACATTATATAGATAATGAATTTTTCTGTAAATCTATGATGGAATGGAAAAAGAACGTGGATAAAGCAAAAGCGAGTGGAAATCCACGTCCACCTGTAACAGACTATATTGCAGAATCCTTTCTAAAAATTGCAGAGCATTTATCACACCGTCCAAATTTTATAAATTATCCATTTCGAGAAGATATGGTTGGAGATGGTGTAGAAAATTGTTTACTATATGCTCATAATTTTGATCCAACAAAGTCATCAAATCCTTTTTCATATTTTACACAAATTATCTACTACGCATTTTTGCGTAGAATCGAAAAAGAAAAGAAACAAGCATATATTAAATATAAGTCATTACAAATGAATGATATTGATGGAAAACTGGTTGACTGGTTAAAAGGTCAACCAGATTATTCATCATATTCTGATTTTTTACAAAAGAACTTTTCTTTAACTGAAACCGATATAGAAAAATTAGAACCACCACAGAAAAAGAAAAGAAAGAGGAGAAAGAAGAAATGAAAGTAGCATTTATATGTGATACCCATTTTGGAGTTCGAAATGACTCTCCTTTCTTTTTAGAAAATGCAATTGCATTTTTTGAAGAGCAATTCTTTCCTTATCTAAAAGAAAATAATATTCGAACTGTAATTCATCTTGGTGATTTATTTGATCGTAGAAAATATATTAACTTCAATACACTTTCTACAGTTCGTGATAAATTCTTTCAACGACTTCACGAT